ATCAAGATTTTACGATCCTTTTGCTGGTGGATTTGACCAAAGAAATATGCTAGATGCTTTTGGTTTTGGTAATGTATCACCAGCAATATCATTCATACTGAAACCAATCTCGTATGATTTGGCTAGAGCAAATGCCATAGAGACATCCGACTTGGTTAGAAAGAGTGCTTACAGTTTTGAACTACACAATAATAATTTAAGAATTTTTCCAAGACCTTTGGATGGTGATACTGGCTCAAAGATTTATTTTGAATACTATGTAAAGGATGATGTTAGAAATACCAATAATGAAAATGCTGGATTGCAGGGTGGTGTATCAGATCCGTCAAATGTGCCTTATCAATTTATAACCTATAATTCTATAAATGCACCTGGTCGACAATGGATAAGAAAGTATACCGCTGCTTTGGCAAAAGAATTATTGGGTATTATACGAAGTAAATATAGTTCTATGCCCATACCCGATGGTGAGGTGACTCTTGATGGAGAGGGATTAAAGACAGAGGGTAGGGAAGAAAAGACACAGTTGTTAGAAGAGTTAAAAGAATTTTTGGAATCAGTAAGTTTAACCGAGAAGTTAAAGGCTGAAGCTGAGGAAGCAAATGCTCAACAAGAGGTTTTAGCAAAAGCTCCATTACCAATTTTTATAGGATAGTCAAATGTCTGCTACAAGACCATTTTTCATATCACAGAATGAAATAAATCTCATTGATTCCATGAATGAGGAATTAATAGATGAGATGGTTGGTCAAGTTGTTGATATTTATAAAGTGAATACCTCTCATACAAAAGATAATATCTATGGTGAGAGTACAACAAAATATTTTAATGTTGGATTTAGAGTGAATTGTTTAATAAGATACAATGCGCCAGAGGTCGAACAATTCAATGATGTAGGACCTGATAACAATTCTACGATAGATTTGATGTTTCAGAGGAATAATTTGGCTAGTGGTAGTTTGAATTTTATGCCAGAGGCTGGTGATATATGTGATTGGAATGATTACTATTGGGAAATCAATGGTGTTACTGAACCACAATTAATCGGTGGTCATCCAACTTTCAATCATTCTATCAAGGCTACGGCACATCGTAGTAGATTATCATCATTACAGATTGAAGAGAGACCAAGATGATTAAGTTAAGGGATTTAATAACAGAAACAGTAGATGAAAAAGTATTAAGATTATCTAAGGATGGCGCTTCTAAACCATTTTTAAAGGACTTTGATAAGGTATTTAAAAAGAAGTCTAAAGAATTAGGATATGGTAAATTGAAGAAAAACACCCAAACTTTAAATGTTCAGGTGTCTGAACCAGCTGGATTTGATAAACCAATCAAAAGAGAAAGGATAACTGGTATGGAAATTGATTATCAATTTGATGAGGGGGTAAATCCAGGTTCAAAATCTTACAAGTATTCATTAGATGATTTTAAAAAAGATTTAAAAAACTTTAGAGGGTATAAAATAAAAGAAAAACTGCCAGTAATTTTTGAATTGACCAAAGGGGATTTTGTATATAGTATAAGTTACATAGCAACTTTTACTGGTGTATTTGTAATTGGAAACACGAGAAAATGATTAAATTAAAAGAATTATTAGAAGGAACCTGTGGGTATGGTATAGATGGAAAAATAGGTGAGGAGCCGGCAGGTCCTCATTTGATGAAAAAAATAAAAGCCATATCCAAAGACAAGAAAAAGAAAAAGACCGATAAGGAGATGTTAAAATCGGTGAGTGAAAATACCTGCATTCATTGTGGAAACATCATGGATGAAAATCTAAAGAAGTGGTTTTCAGACAGATGGGTGAACATCGGAAAGAAGAAAAAGGGTGGTGGACATCCACCATGTGGTACAAGTGGAAAGAAAAGAGGATATGCTAAATGTGTACCAGCAAGTAAAGCTGCTGGTATGACTAAGAAACAAAAAGCAAGTGCTACTCGTAGAAAGAGAGCAGCACAGAATAAAGCTGGAAGAGGTGGAACATCATCACTAAAGGGTGGTGGTAAAAAACCAATAATGGTTTCGACAAAACCAAAGAAGTAGGAGAGTAAAAATCATGATTAAACTAATAGATTTATTAGAACAAAAATATAAAGAGTGCCCACCATCGACACAGGATATTGAATTAAATACTAAAAACAGAGACGCTACTGTAAAGGATTATAATTATGGTCCTTTGAATGTAGATAAACCTGGTGATTATTGGGAAAAGGTTGCTGATAAATGGAACACTACGGTAGAGGCAGCCAAAACATCATTGTGTGCTAATTGTACAGCATTTGACATATCACCGAGAATGTTAGAGTGTATGCCAGGTGAAACATCAGACGATGATGGTGTCTTAGGATATTGTTGGATGCATCATTTTAAGTGTCATTCGGCCAGAGCTTGTCATACTTGGGCAAAAGGTGGTCCTATAAAAGACGATAAGGTTTCTTATATTTGGGGTAAAAAAGCATTTGGAGAAAAAGATGAAGTTAGAAGAGTTAGTAGGTAAAAAACTTACAGAAGAACAATTTGATGAGGCAGCTGGTAAGAAGGATGCCTGTTATCATAAAGTAAAAGCACGATACGATGTTTGGCCATCTGCATATGCAAGTGGTGCTTTGGTAAAGTGTCGTAAGGTTGGTGCAAAGAATTGGGGTAATAAATCTAAGAAAGAAGGTGTAAAAGAAGCTGGATTTCCTGCAAAACTTTCTCCACCATCTAAACCAAAGGTAAAGAAGGCTCAGAAAGTTTGGATGAAAAAATACATGAATCCAACAGGTGGACCTAATGTAATAAAATTAAGAAAAGATGGTAGACCACCATTTCCTACTAATAAAAATTACGATAAATTAATAAAAAAGTTTCCGTTTTTAAAAGAAGGTGTGAATGAACAAGATGTGTTTATGGAATCAATTGCAAAAGATGGTATTACAGAAACTCACATCTATTGGGAATCCGATGGTAAACCACATGGATATACTTTTAATTTTGTCAATGAACTGAATGAAGCAGAGTATCAAGGTCGTAAGGTAAAGCTTGGTAAGGTCATGCAAGGTGATACCAAGAAATTCAAGGTATATGTTAAAAATCCAAAGGGTAATGTCGTTAAGGTAAACTTCGGACAAGGTGGAGATGCCAAAGGTGGTACAATGAGAATTAGAAAATCAAATCCAGCAGCCCGTAAATCATTTAGGGCTAGACACAATTGTGACAATCCTGGACCAAGACATAAGGCTCGTTATTGGAGTTGCAAGAAGTGGTAGATGGCAATACAATTATTAGATAAAGTATTAGTGATGAAACCAAGAAGGTCTAACTTGGTTAAATCAACACCCGTAGAAAAAGCAGTAGACAACACGATAGACAACATCTATGGAGAACCACAGTCGGATAAATTTGACGAGATAATAGATTTATTAAAACAAGGTAATATCTACGGAGAAAAGAAAGAAATTACTTTGGGTGCTGTTGAAGTACCGATAGAAAAACAAATCAGTATTGATAAGGCTTCAACCAAAGGGTTGAAATCACAAGAGTATAAAAACACAACCGAAAGTAAGGTTGATAAACTAAGGAAGTTGAGACGTGGCAATTAAACCCATAACGAATACAAATGCTCCAAACGAATCTAGTATTAATCGTGAAGAACAATTAAGCATTCGTAGTGAGAAAGGTAATCCAAGAGTAGTCATAAAAAAGGGAACTGGTCTTGATGCTGGTAAGGGATTTGCCATTGGATTGAAAGAAATCGATACTGCTATCATCGGTCATATGAACAACATAATGAAACCACGTGTTAAAGAATCCAATGAGATGATAAAGGTGCCGGTTCTATATGGTAATGAAGAAAGATGGAAGTCAGTTAGGAATCGTGGAACTTTACGAGATTCAAACGGTGCTTTATTATTACCCATCATCGTGATTAAAAGAACCTCATTATCTATGAATGACCAAATGCCACTTTCATTTGACAATGATGTTAAAGGTAAGTTCATCTCTGTCATACGTTCAAGTAATG